ATAAGTCGCATCATCTGTTTCTATTTCAAACTGATTAGCAACTGAATTACCATTACTACTCTTCATGTTTCTTACTTTTACCATTAATACCTCCATTAATTTTAACAGTTTTAGTTTTACTAAGCTTGGCATTCTTGCCTTGCCTAATTCTATCCATCATTTCCATGTGTTCTTTCATTGTCATAGTCATTTAGTTTTCTCGTCTGGTTTTAATTCGTCTATCAACTCCCACATTTCTGCCGAGAGCTGTACTAAACTAGGTGCTTCTGGTTCTATTCTAACTCCCATAGGTACTGCATTAACAGTTTCATCTAAGAATGCCATAGCTCTGTCTAGTTTTTTCCATTGTTCATAGGGTAATTTCATTTAGTTTCCTCGTCTTGTTTTTTATTTAAGTCTTCTAAAAAATTTAATGTCTCAACTACCTCATTAAATAAATCTGTGTGTTGAGAATACTGTTTTAAAAACAACACTGCTTTTGCTTCATTAGGTTTCATTTTTTTTCCTCGTCTTTTACTAATCTAAGTTTTGGTTTAAGTCTTCTAAGTTTCTCCTCTGCTCTTTTACTAACTTCATCTATTCTCCGCATAGTCCTTGAACAACTTGCGAGATATTTGATTTCGTCTAAAACAAAGTCTAACATATCATCTTCTAAGTCTTTAAATATCTGAGCTATAGCTATAGCTTCTTCATCTTTCAATACTCTAAACTTCATGCTTCCTCCTCAATCCAATCCTTACAACATCTTTTACTTACATAGTAGTATGCACTTTTATCACTTAAACGATATTCTTTAAGCATACTCTTAGCTTTTTTTTCACACTTAAATTCATCAACTGTTTCAAAGTTTCCGTAAGAGTCTTTTCTTTGTATATATTTCATTCTTTACCTTTAAGTTCTTTCATTTCTTCTTTAAACTTTTGTATTGCTTCTCGCTTAGTGCAAAAGTAATAGACTCTTGTTTCCAAATAGCCATTAACAATATCACATATTCGCCAAGCACCTTCTCTATTTCTATCTATATCCATTATGCGACCTCCTCTTGATTAATTATCTGTAATTTATATGTGCTAGTTCCGTCATGACAACTAACTTTTGCTTGAAATAAATGTTCATCTTTCTTGCCGTTCAAAGTTCCTATACTGAAACTCCAATCAGAGTCAGGTACTATCTTCCAAAAGATTTCATAAGGACAATTTAAAATAAATTCTTTAGATACTTCGTCATTATTCCAACCATGATTATCAGAGTATATTAAAACTTTTCTACCTAAATAATTTTCAAAACATTTTTTTATATCCCATTTAAATTCTTCAAATTCATCTCTATCCGAATATGGCTCTAATACTGCTATGTTCATACTTCCTGTTCCTCCAACCAAATTTGTCTGTCTAGCCATTCATGAGCAACACTCGATAGATGCTCATAAATAACCCCTGCTATTTGCTCTTGGATTGTTTCGCCACCAACCTCAGATGACCTACCCCAAAGCTCACTATTCTTAGCATAAATCATTGCTTGGTCATAGGTATAAACTGGAATATTACTATCAATATATTCATGCAAATAATCCCCTTGCGTACTTAATATTTCTTCTTTGTTATCTTCTAATTCTGCTATTAAATCTTCTTCAATAGAAGATAAACTATAATCTTTATCTGTCATGCGACCTCCTCTTTTAAACCTAAAACTTCTTCACCAACATCTTCAATAAGTTCTTCAAGTAATTCTACAACCTCTTTATATTTAAGAGCCATCGTACAATCTACTCCATAAAACTGAGGAATATCTACTGAGTAGTGGTGTCTATCATATGCCCATGTAAAGACATCTTCAACAACACTCTCTGCATATTCAAGGTCAGTAAAGTTACTATTTAGCGTAGATAAACTTTCGGGATTAAAATAACCTAAGCATTCAGTTGCCCCATTAAGAGCATGAGAACACTCAACCAATAATTGACAAAGAGTATTTAACTCTCTGAATTTTTCTACTTTATCAATAACACTTAACATTTATACCTCCTTTGTTAGCTGTTATACCATAAGTCGAAAGCTTCTACAGTTTCGACAATATTTTCATCACCATTTGAAAGAGCTTCAAAGATACTCTTTAAAAGATTACCATGATAAAGATTATATTTAGTCTGCTCTTTATCACTCCATTCAATAAAAGGTTTCATAACAGAATCAATGTAATAACCATTAGTCTGTAAGATACCATTCCCCATGTAAGTAATCCCATAACCATTTACATATCTACGAAAATCATAAACATCTTTATCGTCTTTATGTAAGTCGATTATTTTTTTCATGTGAATTGCCACCTTAATTAAATCATCAATCAAATTACACATATCTATATGTCCTTGATTATCAGGATTTTTCTCATTAAACTTTTTCCTTTGATTATAAAGGTCAGTCTTTTCTACAGTCGCAAGTGTTTGCATTTCTATCTCCGTTTTAACTCTCCATTTAGTTAAGCGATAGCTAGTAAGGTAGGAGAGTTATATGAAAAAAAATCCTCACTAGCTATCTAAAATAATCGTTCTCGTTTAAAGTATTCCCTTTGATACTACCGATTATAAAATCTGTCGGTGGTCAGCTAATCTAAGTTCAAGATTTACGAGTATATAAATACACTCTACTCCCAGTTTCTATTAGCATTAGCCAACCACCTTGATAAGTTTTTAGTTGGTCTATTTTTATATCGTATAACTATGCTTTTCAGGCAAAAGAACGATAGCTCTTCAGCATTAAATGCCCAAGTTAGACATTCAATATTTCTATTTCTTCTTCGAACTCCTTCGAAACTTTATCTATAATCTTCGATAATACATTGTCTTGTCTATCAAGATAGTCATAAAGTTTTTCAATTCCAGTATTACACTCCGTCCATCTCAAAGCCCCGATATGAACAAGATGTTCTTGTTTAACATAATCATCATGTTCTTCGCTATAATAAACATTCCATTGGTCTTCGGTAGAGTCTTCATCTACTTCCAAGATATGAATATCAGAATAGTCAAGATTATTAACTCCGATATAGTTATCATTAGGTTTTAGATTACAACACTTAGTTAAATCCCTAGTGGGTTCAACTTCGACATGACCTTCAATCTCTATCATGTAGCAATAGTTTTTATTGGACTTCAAGATAGCTTCAAGCAGTCTGTATATATATGGTTTTATCATTTACACCTCCGATAAAATTAATTCAATCTCATTAGAATCTTTGGTAACTTTTATACCAACGACCTTTTTATTTGATTCCTCTACTTTGTTGAAATGATTTTTCATATCTACATTTCTAAAAAAGAAACCACCTTGACACTCGCCTTCAAAGTTGTCTAACCAAAATATTTCACTCATTTATTTTCCTCCATTTAAAAATTGTTCAAAGTAAAAACCTTCCTCGCCATAAATATCTATGTAGAGTTTTGCCATTTTAAATAGCTCAGGCATTAGGTCAAACACTAATCTACTGTTATTACTATCCAAAGCAACAACACTATTAAATGCTTGATTAACTGTCTTTGCTATCACTTCTGCCCTTGTACTAGCAACTCCCTTGTCGATTAAATACATAGCTACTAAGCTATAAGTTGTACTTAAATCAACATGATAATCACTATGATTTTGTTTAGTTTTATACATTGGTACAAAAGGATAATATGTTTCTTCAAGATTAACTACAGGCTCTGCTGTAGAAACATAGGGTTGTTTTTTCTTTTTCATATCTTCTCCATTTAAGATTTAAAGGTGTTAGATTTTAAGTCCTCAGTAAAACCTAACAAAACTGCCACTAGGTACCTAGCGACTACCTACTTTGTTATCTTTAAGAGAAGGTAGCGTAAGCTCTTAAAAACAGAGCAGTTTCAAATCATACTCAGGATTTATATCCTCTCGAGATAAGAGAAATTAAATCTGTACCTACCCAGAGTAATTAAACTCTGGATAGGATTAGGGGGGATTGCCTTTATTTTTTATAGTGCTTCTCGGATTTATATACTTGCACTATATGATACTTTTAGCGGTCTAGGATATTGTATCAGTCCTTTATTAAATTAGTCTTCTATAGAAGCCCACTCAGTATTCTGATTAGCTTCTGCCATTTCTATAGCTTGGGATAATGTAATATTTTTATCCATAACTACCCTCCATTTTAATTTTTTTAAATACAAGGCATTCCTGCCATGCCCTCAAATACTAGCACGAGCCGTGTCGTGCCGTCAACAGTATGTAGATACTAAGTTATTTAATACTACCACTGCCTTACAGTATAAACCACACCCATTTGCATACTTGTTCTATCAACATAGTCGAAGCTAGATTGAATAGATGCTTGTTTATTAGTGTACCTTTTTTTATACAGCACAGTTTTAAACTGCTTGTAGTTATAAGACTCGCTGTATGAATAGCCCAACTTAGTTAAATACTCCATCGCTGTTTCTAAACAAGCGAACTGCTGTGTACCTTTACGCTTGTCTTTTATATAACTAGCTTGTTTATCAGCAACCTCTGTAGCTAAAAGCCGAGCTTTTTTAGATAGTCGTTTTGCCATTTTAATCTCTCCATTTAAGATTTGTTAATTTAAAAATCAGCAGGTCGCCCCACCGAGCCTTTTAAATTTTAGCACCTGCCGTCAAGCCTCGTCAACAATATAATATAAAGGACTATATAGTACTGGTCGAAACTATGTAATAAACTGTAAAGGTACACCTAGTTTTATGTACCTTTATAGATATTTGTACCTTTTACTGCAATTTTTATTGTACCTTTTTTAGTTATCCACAAGTTATTAACAAGTTATATACAAGATATTAAGTAGTTATCCACAGTATTTTAAACGCCCTCAACCATACGCCCAATGTGTTTCTTTTTCAGTTCCGTTCTATATGGTCGAGTGCCTAGTAAAACTAAAGCCTCGCAGAGTCCTTATGGAAAATAAAAGACTCTTATATAATTGAACGGAACAAAAAAAACTCTAGAGAGCACCGAAGTACTCCCTAGAGTAAGCTACTACCCGTTAGCTTTCAAATACTCGTCAATGAGTTTCTGAAACTTTTGAGGTAAACGCTTCTTCTTAAAAAGTTCAGAAGCATCAGCATAAGAAAGTAAGCCCTTCTTAGATTCAGAATTAAGACAAGCAGATATTCTACTTCTCTTTACCCAATCTATTTTTCCATTAGCTTTTTTGCTAAAGTTAAGGGCTAAAGCCTTACATTGATTTGGAGTAGCTGGTCCTGCTAAAGTTTCAGGACTAACTTTTTTAATGTCATAAGCCATTATTTTCTCTCCTTTATCTCGAGATTAATCACACCCTTCAAATAATTTTGAAGGAACCTATATGCCTCATCATCAGATGAAGTAAATCTAATAATATTTAAATTTTTATCCTCTTTTAATATATTACAAAATTTTATTAAATCTTTAAAGTTTAATATTTCGTATGTATTTCCTGAGTCCAAAGTTATCAATATTATCATAATGTGTACCAAGCATATTTATAGTTCTTCTTAAGTCAATATCGCATGTTCTTAGAGTCTGTTCGAGGCTTTGCGAGATTACAGAGTCTTAGAAACGATATTGTATGCAGTTCCTTAGAGCCTGTTCGAGGTACGAGATTACAGGGTTCTTTGGAACTGCATAGTACTTTAAAGAACTAATATGCTTGTATACCACATTTGGTGATATTAGATAACTTTAGTGGCTTAGGGAATACTCGAAATATTCTTTAAAGATTTATAATTTTGTAATGATATATTGAGGATAAAAAATAATTATTAGATTTACTACCTGTATGATAGGCATAACTAGGTTCCCAAAATTATATAGGTGTGATAGCTCGAGTAGGAGAGATATGGCTTATGACACTTTATTAGTTAGTCCAGAAACTAGCAGAGCAGGTAGTCCTACAATGTATGATTTAGTAACTTAGCAAAAAGCTGGAAAGTTTAGGCATTGGGTAAGAGAAGTCCTTTTAATATCTGCTGTCTATAAGAATGAATCTACTAGAAGGCTTACCTTACTGCTGATGCCTGAACTTTAATAAAGAAGCGTTATAAGCCTAAAAAGTTCTACTCATTGACAAGTTATTTAATAGCTAACGATGTAGTAGTGAAACACTAGGTAGGACAAGGTGGTCTCTAAAGGTCTGAAAAGTCGTGGAGAGAAATCTTGGTAAGTCTTTTCAGCCCCTAGGCAGGAGACCACCCCACCTACCTAGTGTATCTATAGCATACTCATACAAAATCTAGTAAATTCTATGTCAACCAGATTTGCCCGTAAGTAGTTTACACTAACTTCAAAAGTCTAGTAGTTTTTTCAATAGTTTTGGGTAGTTTTTGGAAGGGTATTTTTGAGATAAGTAGAACTACTTAGTTGCCCTCAGTAGGGGCTATATGCACCCGGGGGGAGCACTAAAGTTATTATAGTGTTGGATTTTGATTTTGTCAAGAGGGTTGACAAATTTATTTCCGAAGTATATACTAAGCCTATGGCAATGTTACCAACTCAGTCTAATCAGACCCAAAGAAAACTTACAGAAAAGCAGCAATCTTTTTTAGAACACCTTGTTGAAACGCAAGGAGATGCTAAAAAGGCTGCTGAGTTAGCAGGTTATACAAGTCATTATCATCATGTGGTTAAGACCCTCAAAAATGAAATACTTGAACTAACTCAGGAAATCTTGGCAAACTCTGCACCTAAAGCAGCATTTAAGCTTGTCGAGATTATGGAGTCTAATAGACCTATAGTACAAGCTAATAATAAACTATCAGCAGCTCAAACGCTGTTGGATAGGGTTGGAGTTAGTAAAATAGATAAGTTAGATGTTAATCACAACTTAAACAGTGGTATCTTTGTCATGCCTGATAAAGCCCCACTGGATTTACCAGAGGAAGATTATGAAGATATTTCTGACAGAGATTGAAGAAAAAGGCGAAAAGTATGCAGGACCTAACATAGTTGCAGAAAACTTAGCAGAAGCTCAAGAAGCAGCTAAAGCAAATAACTTAATAGTAGTAGGAGAGTTTGTTGAGTTAGTTGTTGGTAGTGGGTTAATGCATTATTTAGAAGAAGAAATACACAATAAGGACAGGGTGTTACACTAATGGCAGCAAAGAAAAGAAAAAGTACAGTAAACAAAGCAGGTAACTACACAAAACCTACTATGCGTAAAAGGTTATTTAATAAAATTAAAGCTGGTAGTAAAGGTGGAAAACCGGGTCAATGGTCAGCTCGTAAAGCTCAAATGTTAGCTAAACAATATAAAGCTGCCGGTGGTGGCTATAAATAATACTTGCCCTCAACATGCCTAGAAAGAAAAAAGACCCTAAAGTAGGTACAGGTAAAAAGCCAAAAGGTTCTGGCAGACGTTTATATACTGACGAAAATCCTAAAGATACTGTTAGTATTAAGTTTGCTACTCCAGCAGATGCTAGAGCAACAGTGGCTAAAGTAAAAAGAATTAGAAAACCTTTTGCTCGTAAAATACAAATATTAACTGTTTTAGAACAACGAGCTAAAGTATCTGGTAAGAATGAACAAGCTAGAATAGCTAAACGAGGCAAAGAAGCAATTAGGAAAAAACATGGCACTAAAAAAAAGTCAAAGAAGTCTTAGAGCTTGGACTAAACAGAAATGGCGAACTAAGTCAGGTAAAAAGTCTTCAGAGACTGGTGAACGCTATTTACCTGAAGCAGCTATTAAAAGTCTTACTCCACAGGAGTACGCTGCGACTTCTCGAAAAAAACGCAAAGATACCAAAAAAGGTAAACAGTTTTCTAAACAACCTAAACGAGTTGCTAAGAAAGTACGCAAATACAGGAAAGTATCATGAGTAAAAAGAAAGATTCACGACTTGTAAAGGCTGGAGTATCTGGTTATAATAAACCTAAAAGAACTCCAAACCATCCTACTAAATCACATGTGGTTGTTGCTAAAGAAGGTGATAAGATTAAAACTATTAGGTTTGGACAACAAGGTAAAAAAGTAGGTACACTCAAAGGTACAGCAGGTAAACCTAAAAAAGGTGAATCTGCTCGTATGAAAGCTAAACGTAAATCTTTTAAAGCTCGTCATGCTAAAAATATTAAAAAAGGAAAGATGTCCGCAGCTTGGTGGGCAGATAAGGTAAAATGGTAATATGCCACACGCAGGACATTTTGGAGTAAAATCCGCAGCTAAACGTAATCGCATGGCTCGTAATAAAGCACGAGGTCAAGTTGTTAGTGATAAACAAATTGCTGATAATTGGGATAAAATTTTTAATAAATCTAAAATACAGGAGAAAAAATAATGGACATTGATGTTATTATTGGCTTGTTAATAATTGTAATAATAGGTATTTTTGCTTTTAGAGTTAAGAATCCTCAAAAATATGAAGAAGTTAAAGAAGTTTTACAAGACTACTGGGAAAATCTTAGGACCTATTTCGATAAATAATTATAATGGATATATTACCTGACGGTTACATTCGTAAAAAATCCTCAACCATACCTTTTGGGTATGAAGAGGATGGTATGATTGAAGGTTATTTAAAACCTATTCCTCAACACTTATCAGTACTAAAAGAAGTATCTGAAGCTGTATTTCATGGTGAAATTAGTTTAGGTATTGGAGTTGATTGGTTAGAAGCTGAAACAGGTAAGAAACTTTCTCGTATGGGTTTAAAAAAATACGTAGATAAGAAGTATGGAAGACTGGGAAAAAAATCCTGAAAAGTACTTGACAAACCCTGATGGGAGCTATATACTTAACAAAGACGGTACTCCACGCAAAAAAGGTGGTAGACCTAAGAACTCAGAACTATCTGATATTCAATTAACTCTAAGAGCTAAAAAAAAATTAGATAGAAAAAGCACTAAAGTAAAAAAGCTAACTAGAAGTTTAGCAAAAGTAAAAAAAGAAGTAGAAGCAGAAACTAAAGCTTTAACTTCTAATGTTCTAACAAAAGAAGAAACAAAAGTTCTTCCAGATGAATTACAAGAACATTTAGATACTACTGGGTCTCATGTGGCATTTATGCCAAATGATGGACCGCAGACAGATTTTTTAGCTGCAGCCGAAAAGGATGTACTTTATGGTGGAGCAGCAGGTGGTGGTAAAAGTTTTGCAATGCTTATTGACCCACTAAGGTATTGTGATAAGTCAGCTCATCGAGCTTTAATACTTAGAAGGTCAATGCCAGAGCTTAGAGAGCTTATAGATAAATCTAGGGAATTGTACCCAAAAGCATTTCCCGGAGCTAAGTTCAGAGAAGTAGAAAAGTTATGGAACTTTCCTTCAGGAGCTAAAATAGAATTTGGATTTTTGGAACGAGATGCAGATGTGTATCGTTATCAAGGACAAGCCTATAGTTGGATTGGTTTTGATGAAATAACACATTTACCAACAGAGTTTGGTTGGAACTATCTAGCATCTAGGTTAAGAACAACCGACCCAGCACTGCCAACGTATTTACGTTGCACGGCTAACCCCGGAGGAGTTGGTGCACATTGGGTTAAAAAAAGGTATGTTGAACCTTCAGACCACAATAAAACATTTGTTGGTCACGATGGTTTAACTAGAAAGTTTATTCCAGCAAGATTACAGGATAATCCTTTTCTTGCAGAAGACGGAGAGTATGAAAGAATGTTACTCTCGTTACCAGCAGTACAGCGAAAGCAACTGCTAGAGGGTAACTGGGATATTAGTGAAGGTGCAGCCTTTGCTGAGTTTGACCCTGACATTCATGTTATACCGCCTTTTGATATTCCTACATGGTGGGAAAGAACAAAAGGAATTGACTATGGTTATGCTTCGGAAAGTTGTTGTCTTTGGGCAGCAGTAGACCCAGAAGATAAAACGATTATAGTTTATCGAGAACTATATCAAAAAGGTCTTACTGGTGAAGTCTTAGGTGATAGAATAACTGATTTAGAAATGAATGAAGTTAAGTCTATTACTGGAGTTTTAGATACTGCAGCATGGTCAAGAACAGGATATACAGGTCCTACGATTGGTGAAATACTAATTAAAAAAGGACATAAACTCAGAAGAGCTGATAAGAATAGAATAGCTGGTAAAATACAAATACACGAACATTTGCGACAAAATAACGAAACAGGTAGACCAAGATTGCAAATAACAAGTAGTTGTGTTAATTTAATAAAAGAATTACAAAGTCTACCATTAGCGAGTTCTAATCCAGAGGATGTAGATACTCATTCGGCTGACCATGCTTATGATGCTTTGCGTTATATGATTATGGGTAGACCTAAACTAGACCATCCTTATGATAGGATGTTGAGAATTAAAACATCGGGGTATATACCTTCAGATGATAAATTTGGATATTAATGGCAGACAACGATAATACATTTTTAACCGCTAATAACATCTATGAAGAGGTAGAGGGTGAAGCTGGTAAAAATTTAAATTTAGAAGAAGACCAACGTATAAATTTAGTTGGTACTATTCTTGATAGATTTTATAAAGCAGAAGATGCTCGAAGGTCTGATGAACGTAGATGGTTAAGAGCTTACGAAAATTATCGTGGACTTTATGGTAAAACTGTAAAGTTTAGAGAATCTGAAAAATCCAGAATATTTGTTAAGATAACTAAAACAAAAGTACTCGCTGCTTTTGGACAATTAGTAGATGTTATTTTTGGTACAGGTAAATTTCCAATAGGTATTGCAGAAACTAAATTACCAGAAGGCGAAAAAGAAAATGCTTATCTAGATATTGAAAATCCTACTCCCGGATTAGAGTCAGGAGAAATACCAGATAATTTTGGTAATAGATTAGAAGACCCTATTATAGAAAATCCATACGATGTTGGTTTTGAAGGTGATGGTAAAACTTTAAAACCCGGAGCAACTTTAGGAACTGGAGTTTTTGAAGATAGTATTGAAAATCAATTAGATGAAGCAGGATTATTAAAAGAAGGATTAACACCTAATCCACAAATTCCAGAAATATCTCCAGCAGCAAAAGCTGCAAGAAGAATGGAAAAATTAATCCATGACCAAATAGAAGAATCTAATGGTTCATCAGAAATAAGAAATGCCCTTTTAGAATCTGCATTGCTTGGTACAGGAATTGTCAAAGGTCCATTTAATTTTAATAAAACTTTAAATAAATGGAATTATAATGAAGAAGGTGAAAGAGAATATAATCCTCTTGAAGTTAGAGTACCAAGAATAGAATTTGTAAGCTGTTGGGATTTTTATCCAGACCCTGCAGCAACTAATATAGAAGAATGTGAATATGTAATACATAGACACAAAATGAATCGTAGTCAACTAAGGCAGTTAAGAAATATGCCTTTCTTTGATAAAGAAGCTATTAGAGAATGTTTAAGACTAGGAGCTAACTACGAAGAAAAAAGTTTTGAAGCTCAACTAAAAGATGATTCTACAGTTGATGAAGAATACTCTTCAAACTTTGAAGTCCTTGAATACTGGGGTATTATGGATGCAGAGTATGCTAGAGAAGTTGGTATTGAACTACCTAAAAGTGTAGATGATTTAGATGAAATACAAATTAATGCATGGATATGTGGTGGTAAATTATTACGAGCAGTAATAAATCCATTTACACCTTATCGTATTCCATACAATGCTTTTCCTTATGAAAGAAACCCCTATAACTTTTTTGGTATAGGTATCGCTGAGAATATGGATGATTCTCAACAAATTATGAATGGTCATGCTCGGATGGCTATTGATAATTTAGCATTAGCTGGTTCATTAGTATTTGATGTTGATGAATCAGCTCTTGTAGGTGGACAGAATATGGAAATATATCCGGGTAAAATATTTAGAAGACAAGCAGGAGTACCGGGTCAATCTATATATGGCTTGAAGTTTCCTAATACTGCACCAGAAAACATGATGATGTTTGATAGGTTTAGACAGTTAGCAGATGAACAAACAGGTATTCCTAGTTATTCGCATGGACAAACTGGAGTACAAAGTATGACACGAACTGCTTCAGGTATGTCAATGTTATTAGGGGCTGCTAGTTTAAATATTAAAACAGTTATTAAAAATCTTGATGACTTTTTATTAAAACCACTTGGCGAAGCTTACTTTCAATGGAACATGCAGTTTTTTGAAGGTGAAGTTGATGTGGTAGGTGATTTAGAAGTTAGAGCAACTGGTACTAATAGTTTAATGCAAAAAGAAGTTAGAAGTCAAAGATTGACAATGTTCTTACAAACTGCACAAAATCCAACTATTGCACCATTTGTTAAAGTTTCTAAATTAATTAGTGAACTTGCCTATAGCTTAGACTTAGACCCTGATGAAATATTAAATGACCCAGAAGAAGCAGCTATGATGGCATCAATTATAGGAATGCAAAATGCTCAACAAAACACAGGCGAAGAAACTCAACCCGGTAGTCAACAACCCGCAGGTATGGGAGGTGCTGGAGCAGTACCTCAAGGACCGCAAAGCGTTGGAGTTACAGGCACTGGCGGTGGCAACATCGGAATCGGAAATGTTCCGGTTGCAGGGGAAGATAGCTTCTCTGGTACACTTAGAGGCTCTGCCCCAACAAGTGAAGGAAGCCCTGAATAGAATAGAGGAATAAATATGTTAATGCCAGATGAAATAGAAAGAGAATTTAAACAAGAAGCTTTAGATGCTGCTATACGAATTGCAAAAAGAGATGCTAAAGATATACAAAAAGAACCTAAAATATTTGATGGATTTTTAGGATTAGGAAAAGGAAAAAATACTTTTTTTGATATAAATAAACTTAGTAATGATAGAGGTTTAAATTTATCAACAGAAGAAATAGCAAAAATAATTAATAATAGTTATCAAGAACTTGAGTTACCAAATAAATTTGATATTTCAATATTACCTAAAAAATATAGAAAACAAATGCAAGATGGTGGTGAATTAGTTGGTGGTCAAAAAAAATTAGATTTAGATAAAGATGGCGACCTTGACGAAGAAGATTTTAAAATGTTAAGAGAAGGAAAGCAAGAAGGTGGATTACTTTCAGACGATAGAAAAAAATATGTATTAGGTACATTAGCTAGTAAAGTGGGTTCAAAAGCAAGTAAGTTATTTAAAAAATCAGATAAGGAAATTGTAGGTTTAGAAAATATATTATTAGATAAAAAATATTCTCAACTAGGTGCTCCTACTTTTACTAAAAAAGAATTAAATAAAATTAAAACTGATTCTGATTTAGATTCATATAAAGATTATTTAAGAGAATTTGTATCAGTAAAACAAAATGATTATAATTATATTGAAATTGCTAAATCATATGGAATGACAAATAAAGAAATTTCAGAATTACTTAAAAAAAGTGATAAAGAAATACGAGCAACATTAGAAAGAATTGGTATGAGACGAGCCGAAGAAGAGGCTGAAGATTTAGGTATTTCGGCTGCTGAAAAAGCAATAGAAGAAGCATATCGAAATAAAAAACAAGAAGGTGGAACAGCAATAGATAATCAAATGGCAAATATGATGCCAGAAGAAAAAACAGAAGAACAAAAAGCTATTGAAAATGCACAAGTTCCAGATGAAATGATGGAAGAAAACTATGTAGACTTTTTAATAGATGAAGCATTAGATGATGAAGAAGAAGAAATGCTTATGGAAGAATTACAAGCAAATCCAAAACTTAGTATGTTATTTGACAAAGTTATGGAAGTTGCAATGGAATTTTCAGGCTCAGGACCTGTTGAAGGTCCGGGCTCGGAAGTCTCTGATTCGATACCTGCAAGGTTATCGGATGGAGAGTTTGTCTTTACTGCTAAATCAGTAAAAGAAATCGGAGCTGATAATTTAATGGCAATGATGAAACAAGCTGAAGCTCAAGCAGACCAAAGACAAATGGCTCAAGAAGGTGGACTAATGGAAGAAGAAGAAACTGCTATGCCGGTTCAACAAGAACCAGTAAGGCAGGATATTCGTGTTACCAAAGAAACAGTTGGTTCTCAAGCTAGTGTGCAAGAGGAAGACGATTTAGTTGGTGATGAACTTAAAAAGCAAATGCTTTCCGGAAGACCACATGTTAGAAGCTAGGTGATAAAGCTACCCTGTTTACAGGCACTTTATCTTATTTAAACTGAAAGGCGACCTTTACAAGACAAGCCCTGCAAGTGCACACGCAGCTACCTTGTTAGAGAAGCCCTGAGTAGGAGTATAAAATGACAGAAGAAGTCAAAACTAAGGAACAGCCAAATCCTTATAATTTAAAAAAATCTTGGCACGAAGGTACTGATAAACCTTTTCAGTCATCAGAGCAGTTATACTTTGAAGACCCATCAGAAAAAAATAAATTATTTAAATCTGATGATGTTAACGAAGCAGAACAAGCTGGTAATGTTGAAGTAGAAAATCTGGAAACTACTAAGGATGAACCTTATAAAAAACCAGACTACAAAAAACGTTACGATGACTTAAAAAAACATTATGATAGTAAACTTAATGAGTTTAAAATCAGAGAGCAAGAGCTTTTAAATGAAGCAGCTAGTAATAGACCAGCTTATCAAGCTCCTAAAACTGAAGAAGAACTTGAAGAGTTTAAAACAAAATATCCTGATGTTTTTGAGGTTGTTGAAACAGTAGCTCACATGCAAAGTGAATCTAAGGCAAAAGTTCTAGAAGAACGTCTTAGTCAACTCCAAGAACGTGAAGCTCAAATGTTAAGACAATCTGCAGAAGAAAGGTTAATGGAAAAACATCCTGACTTTAATGAAATTAGAAACAGTGATGATTTTCATGCATGGGCAAAAGAGCAACCCCAGTCTATACAAGATTGGATTTATAATAACTCTGATAACCCTGATTTAGCCAGTCGTGCATTAGATTTATTTAAAAAAGATTTAGGCATAGAAGCTGCTCCAAAAAAGACAACTTCTAAAAAGACCAAATCTGCTGCTGATATGGTATCTACTAAAACAACAAGTGTAGAACCTAAAAGCGAAAAGGTATGGTCTGAAAGGGAGATTGCTGCAATGAGTATGGACGAGTTTGATAAACACGAAGCTGAAATCAGCGAAGCCATGCAACAAGGCAGAATCGTTAAATAAAACTATAAACACAAAGGAGTACTGTTATGGCTCAATTTTTTGAACCTTCAACTGATACTGATGCTAACTTTGCAAACTCCGTAAGTGGACAAACTAATAGTTTTTTCCTACCTAAGATATATTCCAAAAAGGTTTTAAACTTTTTTAGGAAAGCGTCTGTGGTTGAAGCTATTACTAACACCGACTATGCTGGTGAAATTTCTGCTTTCGGAGACTCAGTTAGGATTATTAAAGAACCTGTTATTTCCGTATCGGATTACACAAGAGGTTCTGACACTACTCAAACAAAGTTAACTGACCAAGAGATAACTTTGGTTGTAGATAGTGCTAAAGCGTTTAAATTCATCGTAGATGATATTGAAACAAACATGTCACACGTTAACTTCAAAGAAGTAGCAACTTCTTCTGCAGCTTACGCATTAAGAGATTCTTATGATGCTGCAGTGATTGCTTCTATGTTCTCTGGAGTTTCTACATCTTCACCTGACCACGCTTTAGGTGCGGATGCATCTGCTGCTACTCAAACTATGGGTCAGCATCAAGGTGGTTCTAACTCTATCGACCTTTTAGGTTCTGATGGTACTGGAACTGACCCGTTAGATGTGATGTCTTTTATGGCTAAGTTACTAGATGAGCAAAGCGTTCCTGAAGAAGGAAGATGGTTCGTTGCACCACCTTCATTCTACAATGAACTTGCACAATCTGGTTCTAAGTTATTGTCTGTAGACTTTAACGCAGGTCAAGGCTCTATAAGAAATGGTCTTGTATCTAGTGGTAAACTAAGAGGATTTGACATGTACAAATCTAATAATGTTGCTGCTGCTAGTACAGCTACTGGTAAGATTCTTGCCGGTCACATTTCTTCTACTGCAACTGCACAAACTATTATCTCAACTGAAGTGTTGAGAGACCCAACTTCGTTTGGTGACATAGTTCGTGGATTGCACGTATACGGAGCTAAAGTCCTTAGACCAGAAGCTTTAGTATCTGCTTTCTACACAGTAGACTAAATATAATTGGGGGAGTCTTCGGACTCCTCCTTTTTAGGAGAATAACATGGAAAAAATTAAACATTACGAAACAATTCACGAAAAAGAAGAAAAGTGTTCAGAAATGGTAGGTCACAATACTATGAGATTTGAATACGAAGAAAATAAAGGAGAAAAATAATGCCGGGTATGATGAAAAAAAAGAAAGATATGAGAATGTCTTACATGGAAGGTAAAGAAGTTAAAAGAAAAAAAATGCGTATGGGAACTAGATATGGTATGTCTGATGGTGGACCTGCTGTAAAAGCATCTATGCAAACTCAAAAACCTAATTAATAAACGGAGAAAACTATGCCAAGTGGACCGGGAACATATGGAAGTAAAAGAGGTAGACCTGCTAAAAAGACTACTAATAAAAAAACTTCTAAGAAAAAAGTTATGATAAAAGGTGCTGATGTTTCAGCTCTTACTAAGAGACAACAAGATGTTATGAAAAAGCACTCTAAACATCATACTGGAAAACATATGAAATCTATGACGGCTATGATGAAAAGAGGTAAAACTTTTACTCAAGCACATAAAGCAGCACAGAAAAAAGTAGGAACATAGTATGGCTACAACATATCTTGATTTAACTAATGAAATACTTAGGGAACTAAATGAAGTTCCACTAACTTCTACAAACTTTGCAAGTGCTGTAGGTTTTCAACAGTTTGTCAAAGATTCTATAAACAAAGCTATCTTTGATGTAGCAAATGAAGAGCCACAGCTACCATTTTTTTCCGCAGGATTAAGTGGAGCAACAGACCCGTTTTATGGTAATACAACTGTTGCGACAGTAGCTGGACAAAGATGGTATACGTTAAAAGCTGATAGTTCTAGTTTAACTACAGACTTTGCATCTGTTGATTGGGATGATTTCTATATTACCACAATTAATGTTTCTGGTGAGTCAGCTCCGTTTGTTTCAGAAGGATTAAAATATATTAATCTTTCAGAATGGCGAAGATTTTTAAGAGACCCAGAAAATGCAGATGATGCTAATACTCAAGCTTATGGTGAACCTCAGTATGTATTTAAATCCCCAGACAGTAGAAAGTTTGGGTTAAGTCCAATACCGGACAAAGTTTATAACATACATTTTTTTGCTTTTAATAGACCAACAGCATTAAGTGCTTTTGGTGACGAAATAGTTTTTCCCGAACAATACAGTAATGTAATTACAGCTAGAGTTAGATACTATGTGTGGCAATTTAAAGAAAGTCCACAACAAGCTGCATTTGCCTTAGAAGATTATAAAAAATCATTAAAACAAATGAAGTCAAGTTTAATTAACCCTACCCCAAGAGAAATGGTAGATGACAGACTTTATTATTAGGAGATATAAATGACAACTAAAATACCTGTAGAATTATCAAGTACCCCCGGAATAGATGATAGTAGTAATGCTACTGCTATTACGATTGACAGTAGTGAAAATGTTATAGTAGGTGCTACATCCTATAATAATGATAATGCTGGTGTTGGTTTAGGCTCTTCAGGATTTTTTTATGCAACAAGAGACGGTAGTTTAGCAGCTAGTTTTAAAAGACTATCTTCTACAGGTTCTATAGCAGATTTTAGAAAAGATTCTTCTACAATAGCAAGTGTTACTAGTGATGGTATTTGTTTTGGCTCAGATAGTGCAGCAGCAAATGCTTTAGACGATTATGAAGAAGGCATTCATGTAGCAACTATTACTTGTGGAACAAGTGGAACTGTTTCACTTAATGGTGCTTACTCAGATTTAAGTTACACTAAAATAGGTAGATTAGTTACAGTTACAGGATTTATAATTGTTTCTGCGATAAGCAGTCCTGTAGGATATTACTCAATAAGTTTACCATTTACCAGTGCAAATCTTACTGACAGAGCAGGAGACTCTAATGCATCAATACATCAGCACTATGGAAATAATGTTAAACCAAGCGACATGATAGCTTTTCTCCCTGAAAGTAGTTCACAACTTCAGGTTTATAGAGGAGATGTAGGAGTTACCAGAAGTGAAACTTCAGCAGAAGACCTAAGAGTATCAACACAAATAGTAATTTCAGTAACTTATACTGTAGCATAAAGGAGGAAAAAATGGCAATAACAAAAGAAATAGTAGTAGATAAAATTGAAACACTTGAAAAAGGTCAAGTACAAATTAGAACTGCTACTAAAATAATGGAAGATGGTAAAGAACTTAATCGTAATTTTCATAGGCATGTTTTAGAACCAAGTGTTAAAAATGGTGATACTTGGGAAGACACTGACATATCTGGTGAAGATGCAAAAGTTCAAGCTATCTGTAATGCTGTATGGACTGATGAAGTCAAAACAGCTTATCAAGAAATGATGGATGCTCGAAATACTTTAGGAGAGTAATAATATGGCACTAACAAAAATTTCAAGAGGTTTATTAGACACAGGAGTTTCTGATAGCTCTGATGCAACGGCTATAACTATTAGTAGTAGTGAACAAGTTATGATTGGTACAACCGATGCAGGTTATCCTGATTATGGTGATAGCTTAACTCTTGGCGATGTCGATGGTGGTGGTGGTAATTCTGGAATGACCATAAGAAGTGGTACATCAAGCTATGGTACTTTTTATTTTTCTGATGCTACTGGAACAGCAGCAGGTACTTACGCAGGAAAAATGCAATATAACCATAGTACTAATTCAATGGTATTTGGTACTAATAGTTCTGATAGATTAACTATTGACTCTTCTGGAAATATTGGTCTTGGAACTACAAGTCCTGCTGCAGAATTACACATAAACGATACAGGTGGTCTATCAAGAATAAGACTAACAGGAACTGCAGCAAATGCAGATGATTTTGAATTTGGTCAAGGCATGACAGGAGTTGCAAATGGAGGTTTTGAAATTTATGATGTAAATGCAAGTGCAACACGTTTTGTTATAGATTCTTCTGGAAATATTTTAATAGGCACTACTACAACAAATATATCTACAGAGGGTACTGTTATTTATGGAAGTGGAAATGAAGGTGTTTTAACTTTATCTAGTACAGGCATGACTGCTTTATATGTCAATAGAAGTAATGATGGTACATTAGTAGATTTTAGGTCAGGAAATGTTTCTCAAGGTTATATATCTGTATCAGGCAGTACAGTTTCTTATGTTGGTTTTACAGGTACACACGAATCATCTGGTATCGCTGATAATGAGAAAATAGGAACTGTAGTATCAACTATAGATGAATTAGATGTATATGCTAATACTCAAACAAGTCCAGAAGGTAGCACAGAAGAAAATCCAAAAGCAGGACAAACTAGAGCCAACCATGCAAAAATTAAAATAAGTGATGCAGAGGGCGATAAAAGAGTTTATGGAGTATTAGAAAGATACGATGATAATAACAAACCAATAGTAGCTTCTGTAGGCATTGGCTCAGTATTAGTAACAGGAGCTTGTGCTGGTGGAGATTTGTTAGAATCTAATGGCGATGGCACTGCTAAAGTTCAAAACGATGACATTATTAGAAATAAAACAATAGGTAAAGTTACAATAGGAAATTCAGATACAAATGTTAAATTAGTATCTTGTGTTTTGTATTGTGGTTAATAAATGAGTAGAAGTCAACCATATACTGTAGCATGTGCTGGAGGTTTAGTTACTTCATCAAATGCTATTGACTTACTTAAAACTCCCGGAGTAGCAACTGAGTTAAAAAACTTTGAAGTTTCTACTAAGGGTGGTTATAGACGTATCAATGGCTTTACAAAGTTTGGTGGTGGTAGTGCAGTACAACCTACAGGTAGTTCAACAACTATTTTAGGTGCAATACCTTATGCCGATGGTGTAGTTGTTTGTGCAGGTACAAGTATTTATTTTAGTCAAACTGGTACAAGCTGGTTAGAAATAAATAGAGCTAGTGTCGCTAGTAGTGGTGATAATCATACAGCTTTTACAGGTCGTAGTGTTGCTGCTAGAACTGGACAAGGACAATGCCAGTTTGCTTTGTTTGAAAGTGCAACATCAAATTATGGTACATTAATTATTTCTGATGGAGCTAATGAACCTTTCTTTTTTAGAATGGAAGGTACAGGTGCTAATATAAATACTAGAACTTTTTTTGCTGGTGAAATAACAGTAACTGGTACAAAGTCGGTTGAGTATGTAACAGTACATGACAAACACTTAATAGCTGCTGGAGTTGAAGATAATTTAAATACTATATTTTTTAGTGGAACTTTAGACCCAACAGATTTTACTAGCACTGGTTCTGGCTCGATTGCTTTAGAAGACCAAATAAAAGGTATCAAAAGTTTCCGTAACGAATTATTTATATTTTGTGAAAACTCAATATTTAAACTACAGAATATAAACAATTCTAGTACGATAGCTGTAATTCCAGTTACTAAAAACGTAGGTTGTTTAAGTGGTCATAGTATTCAAGAAATTGCTGGTGACTTAATATTTTTAGCACCAGATGGATTAAGAACAGTAGCTGGTACAGCAAGAATTGGAGATGTGGAGTTAGGAACTGTTAGTAGTAACATACAAAATCTTGTTAGTGATTTAGCAGAAACTGTAAATCAATTTGTTATTAGTAGTGTTGTTCTTAGAGAAAAATCACAGTACCGATTATTTTATACAAATACTGGAGCTGATGATACTACCCAAAGAGGTATTATCGGCACACTAAGACCTAACGGTTTTGAATGGTCAGAGACTAGAGGATTAGAAGTTACTGCTATCGGTTCTGGTTTTGATAGTAGTGGTATTGAACAATACTATCATGGTGATACTAACGGTAATGTTTATCAGCACGATACTGGTGATGACTTTAATGGTAGTGCTATTTTAGCAAGATATACTACACCAGACTATGACTATGGTGATTTAGGAACTTTAAAAACTTTACACTATCTTAGAGTTTCTATGGCAACAGAAGGTATTGTAGAACCTGATGTACAAATTAAATTTGATTACAACAGTTCAGATGTACCACAACCAACAGATTTATTTGACTTAGGAGTTATAAACCCACCTTCTTTATTTGGTGATGCAGTATTTAACACAAACAAATTTGCTGGACAAAATAATCCAATGATAAGAGTACCATTACAAGGCAGTGGTACAAGTAATAATTTTACAGTAACAAGTAATGATACAAAACCAAGCTACACAGTTAATGGACTTTATGTAGACTTTATACCTTCAGGTAGGAGATAATTATGGCACAAGCTTATATAAGACAAAGTACTTTTGCAGACGGTGATACTATTACCGCAGCTTTGTTTAATGATGAATATAATCAATTAGTAAATGCTTTCGCATATTCTTCTAGTAGTGCTAGTTCTACTGGACACAGACACGATGGTACTGCTGGACAAGGTGGTAACATATTTAAAATTGGTGACTTAGACTTTTTAAATAAAATAGAAGTTGATGGTTCAAATAATAGATTAGGATTTTATGTAGAAGTTTCTTCTGCTGCTGTAGAACAAATAAGAATACAAGACGGTGCTATTGTTCCTGTTACTGATAGCGATATAGATTTAGGAACAACATCATTACGTTTTAAAGATACTTTTACTGACTCCATAACTACTACAGGTAATGTAGATGTAGGTGGTAATTTAACAGTCACAGGTACTACAACTTTTAACGGTGGCACAATTACTATGGGTGATGCTGCTACTGATAACGTAGTCTTTGGAGCTGATGTAGACTCAAGTATTATTCCTGATGATGATGATACTTATGATTTAGGTAGTTCTTCACAACAATGGCGAAACATATTTATTGATGGTACTGCTGAAATTGATACTCTTGCTCTTGATGGCACTACAGTAACTTCAACTGCTGCTGAACTTAATATTCTTGATGGAGTAACAAGTACTGCTGCAGAATTAAATTTACTTGATGGAGTTACAAGTACAACTGCAGAACTTAATATACTTGATGGAGTTACATCAAGCACAGCCGAACTTAATATTCTTGACGGAGTTACTTCAACTACAGCAGAACTTAACATCCTTGATGGGGTAACTTCTACTACAGCCGAACTAAACATTCTTGATGGAGTTACTTCAACTGCTGCAGAATTAAATATTTTAGATGGTGTTACAGCTACAGCAACAGAATTAAATTTACTTGATGGTGTAACATCGACAACTGCTGAATTAAATATACTTGATGGAGTTACTTCTACTACTGCTGAATTAAATATACTTGATGGTGTAACTGCAACTGCAGCAGAAATAAACGCACTTGATGGTATTACTTCTACAGTTTCAGAATTAAATATTGTAGATGGCGATACCTCTGCTACATCTACTACACTTGCAGATGCTGATAGAGTAGTAGTAAATGACAACGGTACTATGGTACAAGTTGCATTAACAGACTTTGAAACTTATTTTGAGTCTGCTCTTGATACACTTTCTAATGTTACAACTGTTGGAGCACTAAACGCAGGTAACATTACAAGTGGCTTTGGTGCAATAGATAACGGTTCGTCTGCTATTACTACAACAGGTACAGTTACTTATGGTTCTTTATCAGATGGCACAATAACTATTACAGCTTTTGTAGATGAAGATGACATGTCTTCAAACTCTGCAACGCTTGTACCAACTCAACAATCTGTTAAAGCTTATGTAGATACACAACTAACTGCAGAAGATTTAGATGTAACAACTGATAGTGGAACTATTGCGATTGATTTAGATAGTGAAACTTTAACTATTGGTGGTACATCAAATGAAATAGAAACATCTGCTACAGGTAATGCCGTAACTATAGGTATTCCGGCTGCTGCTCAGATTACAACTTCATTAGGAATCGGTGGTGGTTCTACTAATGGAGTACAAATTTCTCAAGGTTCTATAAAAATTAAAAATGGTGGTACACAATCAAGTGTAGATTTTTATTGTGAATCTAATAATGCTCACTACGCAAGATTACAAGCACCAGCTCATGCTAATTTTAGTGGTAATCCAGTTATTACTTTACCTAATACTACAGGAACATTAGCACTTACTTCAAGTGATATTACAGGTAATGCAGCCACTGCTACGGCTTTAGCAACTGCTAGAACTATTCATGGTGTTTCTTTTGATGGTACTGCCAATATAGACTTAACAGAGGTTATTCAAGATACTGTAGGTGCTATGGTAACTGGTAATACTGAATCTAATATTACTGTAACCTATGAAGACTCTGATGGCACATTAGACTTTAGTGTTACAGGTGGTGGTTCAGTATCAGAAGCATTTAAAACTATATCTGTTTCTGGTCAAGATGATGTTGTTGCTGACAGTGCTACTGATACACTTACTTTAGTAGCTGGTAGTAATATGACTATTACTACTAATGCATCTGGTGATACAATTACTTTTGCTTCTTCAGGAAGTGGTGGTAGTCAAAACTTATTTTCTACCATTGCAGTTAGTGGACAATCTAATGTAGTTGCTGATAGTACTACTGATACTTTAACATTAGTAGCCGGTAGTAATATTACATTAACAACTGATGCAAGTAGTGATTCAATTACAATAGCTTCTTCAGCTAGTGGTAGTGGAGGAAGTTCTTCTACGTTTGCTAAAAATACTTTTACTGGAGACGGCTCTACTACAGCCTTTACATTATCTACAAGTATGACCAATGAAGATGGTTTAATTGTATTTATTGATGGTGTTTATCAAGCTGATAATGTTTACTCAGTTTCTGGAACTACTTTAACATTTGCTACAGCTCCTGTTAATAGTAGAGTTATTGAAGTCTTTCAATTAGAAGGTGGTATTGTTGGTACAGCTCCAAGTATAGATACTATGACTGGAGATGGTTCAGATACTACATTATCTCTAAGTGTAACTCCAACATCAGAAAATCAAACCTTTGTAACTATTGATGGTGTTGTCCAACATAAAGATACTTATGCAGTTTCAGGTAGCACACTAACATTTAGTGCTGCTCCTCCTACTGGTACTAAAGTAGAATGTATAACATTTAGTAATGTAAGTATTGCAACTTTCCAAGATGCTGATAGTGATACTAAAATTCAAGTAGAAGAAAGTACTGACGAAGATAAAATTAGATTTGATATAGCAGGTACTGAAGAAATGGTAATGGATGCTTCAGGTATCGTTATCAATGATGGCAGTAATGACAGAGACTTTAGAATTGAATCTAATGGCGATGCTAATATGTTCTTTGTTGATGGTACTAATGATAAGATTGGAATTGGTACTGCTAGTCCTGCTGCACAAGTAGAAATAAATGGTGATGGAGAACTTTTAAGATTAGATGGTACTGGAGGTTCTGCTAGAAGTATTCGTTTTAGAGGTCTATCAACATCAACTCCTGCTTTTATTACAATAGATGGTTCATTTAAACTGCATTGCGAAGATTCAGGAACACACATGGAGTTTCATACTGCAGATACGGAAAGAATGCGTATTGATTCTTCTGGTGGTGTTGGTATTGGCACTACAACCCCTAGTTCTTATGATTTTAATGACCCTGCAAAATTAGTTGTTGCTAATACTTCTGGTAATTCAACAATATCTGTAGTAAGTGGAACTTCAAGTAATGGGTATTTAGCATTTGCAGACGGTACTTCAGGAACTGCTAGATATGCAGGTTCTATACTATATAGTCACTCTTCTCATTATATGTCTTTTCAAACTAGCGATGGTACAGAAAGAATGAGAATTAATGGTTCTGGTCATTTATTAATAGGTACTTCAGATGCTAGTACTTCAGGTTCAGGATTTAAATTTATTGATAGTAGCACAGAACCTTATGTGGTAACTTCTGTAGATACTAGCAGTAATCACATGAGTAATTATCATCATTATAATCAAAATGCTTCATACAATGGATATAGATTTTATATTAGAAATAACGGTGGAGTTGTAAATTATTCTGGAAATAATGTAAATCTTTCAGATGAAAAAGTAAAAACTAATATAGAACTTTCAGGAAACTATCTTGAAAAAATTTGTAACATTCCTGTTAAGTTGTTTAACTATAAAGATGAGCCTGAAGGTGTAGCAAGAAGCTTAGGAGTTATTGCTCAAGACGTAGAAGCTGTCGCACCTGAATTAGTAAACAATGAAGGATTTGGAGATACTCCCGAAGATGGAGTACCTTTAAAAACAGTTTATACAACAGATATGATGTATGCTCTTATGAAAGCAATTCAAGAACAACAAGAACAGATTGAAGCCTTACAATCTGAAATTAGCACACTCAAAGGAGGTGAATAAAATGGCAATTAACTATACATGGAATGTAAGCACTGTAGATGTTAAAGAAATAGACGGCAACGCTGATACTGTCTTTAATGTCCACTGGAGACTTACTGGAACTGATGATGCTAATGATGAATCTGCTACAGTATATGGTACAGTAGGTTTAGATACTGAAGACTTATCAGACTTCATAGCCTTTGCAGACTTAACTGTAAGTGATGTACAAGGTTGGGTTGAAGAAGCTATGGGCGAAGAAGCAGTTACTAATATGAAAGCTGGTCTAGATGCTCAGATTGAAGAGTTAGTAAATCCAGTAGTTCAAACTAAACAGGTGGGCTAATATGGAAATATCTTCATACCTGATTTGGAATGCTTTTATAACATTAGTCCTAGCTCCAATACTCTACAACATTCGACAAAACTCTCAAGAGAATAAACGTATTGATATTTTGTTAAATAAAACCAGAGAAGAGATAGCTAAAGATTATGTAACAAAAGACGAGTCCAGAGCAGTTATGAAAGACTTAGTAGATAGGCTAGATAAACTAGACGAAAAACTTGACAAACTATTTGAATTAAGGTAAAATAGTATATGAAGAAAAAGTACAAAAGAGCAGGTACTACTTCTGAACGTCAAGACTATCGCAAAGGTGGTCAAGTTTCTAAAGACGGTAACAAAAGAGTAAAACTTATGCCCGGTGGTATGACTGCAGCTATGGGTGCTGACTTTAGCAGACAACTTAGTAATGCTTATAGCGGTGGTATTAATCTAGATTTTTCTAAAATAGCAACCACACCAACAGTTAAAAAAACAACACCAGTACAGGCAAATATAATGGCAACAACAGCAGAACAAAAAAGAGAATTAGCTAGAGCATCTGAAATAGCTCAGGGTCAAGTAAGTAATTTACCTACACCTGAAGTTGCATCTATTCCATTAGAAGGAGGAAGTGCTCCTATTGTAACAATAGATAAACAAGCTCCAGTAAGTACTACACAAATAGCTACCCCACAGCAAGAAACAGTTACAACTACTGCTTCTCCAACAACAGTTGCTCAACCAGAAGCTATAACTCCTGCAACTGTAGAAGCTGCTCAAGTTGAAGCTCCACCTACTTTAACTGCTGCTCAAACTCAAGTTGATGAAACTAAGTTAGCTACTACAGATAAAATAGAAAAACCTGCAGATATAACTCCTGCTACAGTTGAAATTAAAGAAGGAGCTCTAACACAAAATGTTATTGGAACATTAAGTAGTGAAGCTAAATCTCAAGCTGCTCAAGTTGCTGGATTAGATTTAGGAAAAGTTACCAGAGCTAAAAAACAATTAAAAACTGCTGGAGTATCTGATAGTACTATTACAAGTTTAGGTAATGACCCAGAAGCATTAGAAAATGCTTTGATGAATATACCTGAATCAGAAAGAGGTGTCATTGAGGGTTTACCACAAGAAGCATTAGTTAGTAATCAAATTAATACTCTTTTAGCTGGTATTGAACAAGGACAGATTCCAACATGGGCAAAACCTGCAGTGGCTGCTGTAGAACAAATTTTAGCTTCTAGAGGTTTAGAAGCTTCTACAGTTGGTAGAGATGCACTTGTAAATACTATTATTCAAAATGCAATGCCTATTGCTCAATCTAATGCTCAAGCAATACAAGCTGCAGTTGCTCAAGAAAGAAGTATAGAAGCTCAAGTAGCTATAAAAGAAGCAGAGTTTCAACAACAAAGTGCAATTCAAAACGCACAGAATGTTTTTCAATTAGATTTAGCACAGTTTAGTGCAGACCAACAAACTGCTTTATCTAATAGTAAATTTTTACAAACAGTCAGTATTACAGAAGCTAATGCTCAACAACAAGCTACTATTCAACAAGCGACACTAACTGCTCAAGCTAATGTAGCTGATGCAAGTGTTCAAGGTAGATTAGCAATAGAAAATGCTAAAGCTTTTTTACAAACTGATTTAGCTAATTTAAGTGCAGAACAACAAGTAAATATTCTTGCAGCTCAACAAGACCAACAAAGAATGTTATCTAATCAAGCTGCTCTAAATACTGCTAGACAAATTAATGCTGCTAATGAAAATCAATTAAATCAATTTTCAGCAAACTTGGCAAATGAAATAAATAAGTTTAATGCTCAAACTAAATTAGCAGCAGAACAATTTAATGCTTCTTCTTTAAATGCTGCAGAAGCCAGAAGATTAGCTAATGATACTCAATTAGCTCAAGCTAATGCTCAACTTAAATCACAAATAGAAGAATTTAATGCTCAGTTAGAATTTAATAGAAATCAATTTAATGCTTCAAATACACAAGCAATATTACAATCTAATACTCAGTGGCGAAGACAAGTTAATTTAACAAATACAGCGACACAAAATGCAGTCAATCAACAAAATGCACAGAATGCTTTTAATTTAACAACTCAAGCAAATGCATTTATTTGGCAAACTTTAAGAGACCAAGCAGACTTTGATTTTAGAGCTGTACAGAATGAAAGAAATAGAGAATCACAAATTATAGCAACAGCACTTTCGGCTGACCCAAAAAGTTTTGCAAGTTCTAAAGCTGACTTACAAAGTTTAGCTAGGTCATTAGGTGGAAGTGTGTATATAGCATAGGAGGTGCGACTTCAAATTTATAAGTAATATAGTAAAAGGAGCTGTTAAAGGTGTAAAAAACGCTGTTAAAGGTGTTGGTCGTTTTGTAAAAAAACACAAGAAAGCAATTTTAATGGCAGGATTAATAGCGGGTATGGTGTTTACAGGTGGTGCTCTAGCGGGAGCATGGGGTACGGTAGTTCCCGGAAGTGTCGCTGCAGCCTCTGGAGTTGGTGCAGCTAATTTAGGTGCAGCCAGTGTCTTAGCAACTGCAGGAGCTGCTTCTCCCGGACTTGCAGCACTTGGTACTACTATGTTAGGAACTGGTCTTACTATGGGTGTAGGTCAAGTTGTCCAAAAAATAGAAGGCACACCTGAACCGCAATTATTTGGGCAAAATCCCGGACTCGATGTAGAGGGTTCTGGCATGGCTAGACAGCCTATGGGCTTAGGCTATCAACCTACACAGATACAATACGGTATTGATGGGATTAATGTTCAAGCAGTATAGGTAATATTATGGCAGAAAAAGATTTTCAATTAACACAAGAAGAAATAGCAAGTACTCGAAAAAGTACTCCTACTGAAGCAATAGTTGCTATTCTTGAATTAGCAGAACAAAAAGGAGTTTCTCCTGAAGAACTTGCAAAAATGTTAGGTGTAGATTTAAATGCTGCAGATAATAAATTACCTATTGTTGAACAAGACTCAGAAGAAAACTTTAACGAGTTTGTTAAAATAAAATCAAAGGGTGCTGCAATTCCCGGACAGTCTTTGACTAACTCTCCAGACGAGCAGTATGCATGGGAGCAGCCCCCTGAATTTGTTAATTTACAAGATTATTTAGGAGATATTTATAATCGTTTATTAACTAAAGAATCTATTCAGTCTATTATGAGTGCCTTGGCAAAGGGTACTTCAGTAGAAGATGTAGTTAATCTTATAGTCTATTTAGATTTTACAAATGGTAAAATGAACCCAGACTTATTAATGTTATCTATAGAACCTATTTTTTATGTAATTTTAACTATAGCAGAAAAATCAAATGTTGATTATCGTTTAACTAATGATGACGAAGATGCTATTGCACAAGATTCAGAAAAGTATACAAAGTCTGGAATAGAGGTTATTAAAAATTTAAGTAGGTCAGTAATTGCTGAAGGTATAGATGCAGAAAGTGTGCCTAAAGAATTACAACAAGAAGTACAAGAAAAAACAGAAAGTTTATTAGCTAGACCAGAAGTTACAAAAGCTAATGACAGTTTATTAGCAGGAGACTAACATGGCAACAAGATATGAAAAACCTTTTGCACAAAAACCTTTGGTTCAAAATCTTTTAGGTAAAAAATTTGAAGCTATTTCAGATGCTAGTGATACTAGCTTTTTAGGTATAATTAAAGCCATGATACCTAGTTTTCTTACAAGCTATCTAGGTAATTATAATTCAGAAATAGCTAGAAGAAAAGATGCTGCTATTCAAGAAGTAAGAGATAACTTTTTAGATGCTCAAGATGCAGTGCAAGAAAATATTGATGCAAATGAAGTTTTTAGAAAAGAATTAAATTTATTTACAAACGATAGAAGAACTTGGGAAAAGCAAACAGGAGATAAAATTTGGGAAGCTTCTCCTCTTTTTGAATTTTATGAAAAACCAGAAAATACAGGACTTTTCTATAGTAAATCGGAAGCTAGACGACAATATCTTGCTAATAATATGCCTAGAGAATTTCAAAGAGTACAAGGTTATAAAGATAAAGAATTTATTGCTCAACCTAAATCTTTTTTTACAAAAAGAGATAGAGAAAAAATGAATGCTGAGATAGCAGCAATAAATAATGACCCACAGTACAGAGGAGCATTATTTAATATTGCATCTAAAATAGGAGAAGTTTTTAAAAGAGATGGTATGTCTGATATAGATGCAACAACTGAATCTAAAAATATAGTTCAAGAGGGTATCGCTACAGATGAAGTTCCTAAAGAAGTAGAAAAAATAAATATTGAAAAAGAAGCTAGAGGGTATACTGCAACTCCCTATTCTAGTACTGACTTTAATAGTGTTATAAGTTCTAATACCGACCTTATAAATAATTTAGATAAAATTAGTTTAAATAATAATTATTTTCAACCTAATATAGATGCTATGGAAACAGGTATTTCAGAAATTAATAAAAGTATAGGTACTTATCTTAATGACAAAGGAAAAGTAAAAGATGAATATGAAGATTTAACAATACAATATACTAATAAAGGAGGAGGTTCTGATATAAAATTAAATCCTTTTGCTCTTTTTGAAAAAGACCCTGATATTAAATTACAAATAAGAAGAGGTGGAAATGTTATTGAGCATGAAGAACCTAGAGGCTATTTATCTAGAGTAATATCTGTAATAAACAATGGAGGTAAAAAACAACTCAATGCTCAGGGAATACCTATTAATAATGATAATGCTTTTCAAATGTTTTTTAATAGTTTAAGAGAAACTGGCAGGGGTTATTTTGATGGTAAAAATACTTTTGTTATAGATTTACCTAATACTTCTGAATTATATTTAGAAAGAGATGAAATTTTAAATTTATCACAAGATAAAATAGGTGCTAACAAAAAAGTGTTTAATGTTATTCTTGGTAATGCTATTAAAGAGCAAGGAGGAGTACATGACTTAGTATCTGTAATACAAAAAGTTAGACAAGCAGAAATTAATATGTATCAACAAAATGCATTAGAATTTATGCGTAATGACGATACTTTTGATAAAGGACAAAACGAACTTGCAAAAGTAGAAGCAATAAAAGCTAGAGGTCCAGAAGAAGAAAGTGAAGCAGTTTTAGATTTTTTTATGAATAGCTATAGAGCAAAAGACATAGAAAATTTAAATGTTGTATATGGTGTAAATGAAAAGGGTGAGCTACAGTCTAAAACAATCCTTGAGTTAAGTAGAGATAGAGATTTTATAAATGATTTATTAGAAAAACACGAAGAAAAATTTGGAGCAGATAAAGCTATACGAGATAGGGTAAATTTACATTTTCAAGGTATAGCAATAGATAAGAATACTTTTGAAAATATGGGAGTAGAGTTAAATTCTAATTTTGTTACTGACCATCATTGGCAAACAGGAACTAATTATTTAAGTAACATTCAAGGTCCAGAAATGGCTGAAGACATAAATGCAGTTTTATCTACTTTATCTACAGAAGAATTAGCTGGTCTTGCTGAAATGAACGATAAAGAAATTTTTGAAAAAATAGGACTTAAAGATTTTTCATACGACAAGTATGAAGGTTTAAAAAATACTTTTAACTCTGTTTCTAAATATGTAGTTTCTGGAGGAGCTACGGTAGCATCTATAAAACCAACTGTAGATATGAAAACAGGTTTTAAATCTGGACTTTATCAAGCTGTTAGAACTCCTTATGCTTCTTTAGGAAGTAAGTTTGGTGCTCCTCTTACAGCAGGTAGATTGGGAGTAACTGCTGCTTTAGGTACAGTAGGAAGTGTTGCTACTCTTGCAGGAACAGTAGCGTATGGTGCTTATTCTTTAGCAGAAAATTTAATAAGACAAAGAAATCCATTTAAATATTATATTAAAGATTATTTTGAAGCTTCTTTACCTACTAGAACAAGAGAAGTTGGGATGACTGTTTTTACTGGACAAGACCCTTTTGTTACAGAAACAATACCCTTTAGAGGAAAAGCAGCTCCTGTACCTCAAGAATTTTTTGATGATTTAGCAGTAGCTATTGGAATAAAAAATAAAGTAAATACTACTAATTCTTTTTCACAAGCACTTCTAGAACAAGAAAGTCGTAAAACAAACTAATAAGTATGCAAGATAAAGAACTTACAGATTTTTTGTATGATACTGTTTATGGAACTAAAACAGTAAAAGATGAAAAGTCTGTTTATACCCCAACAACTAGAGAAAGCTATTCTTTAAAAGACTTAAAAAAAGATAATACTTTTAATACAACAGCAGCTCGTTTTTTAACTTCTGTTGGTAGAAACAGTGAAAATATTTTTGAATATTTAAGAGATACAGATGCTTCTCCTTTAAGTGCTATTACAAGGAGTTTTGAAATAGGAGATTGGTCTAGTCAAGATGTGCAAGATTATAATTATTTACGAGAAACATTTGATAATGCAGAAGTTGGAGGTTTTCAAGAACGCTTAGGATTAGTTAAAGATTATGCTATAGATATTTTTACTGACCCTATAAGTATTTTAGCTGGTATTTTTGCTGTTCCAACTAGAGGTACTTCTCTTAAAGCACAGGCTGCTGCTAGGGGCTTAGTGCAAAAAGGTTTAAAAAAATTAAGTGCTGAAGCTAAAAGTAAGTTTAGAAAAGAAGGTTTTAAAACTGGACTTTATAGAGGTGCTCCTGCTTTTGCTGTAGAAGGAGGTCTCTATGATTATTTTAATCAAACTTCTGATATTAAATTAGGAGTTGATTACGATGATAAAATAAATTGGGATTCTTTATTAGGCACTGCTGCTTTTTCTGGAGTTGCCGGAGGTGCTCTATCAAGTCTTACTCAGGGTTTAAATGCTTCAAGATTACTTAAAAAAGAATTTGATTTTTCAAATGATATGATGATAGCTAAAAGAGCTACCTCAAAAGATAAAAATTTACAAGCTAAAGATTTTTATAAAGAGTACGAAGACTTTAATGACTTTGAACATGTACCATATAAAGAAAATATGTCTGAATGGACTGATAGAATATTTAAAACTTTTCTTTCTAAAACTGTAGGTAAAACTACTACTGAATACTTAAATGCTTCAAAAAGTTCTAAAACTTTAAGAGAATTTATAAAAAATTTACGAAATGATTTTGATTATACACTGGGCGACCCTTCAATAAAAAGAGTTGCAGAAGAAACCTTTGGTCAATACAGAGGAAGATTACAGGGTTTTGGATTAGCTCGAGTTGAAAAGGCTTTAGATAATTTAAGAAGAACTGGATTTTTTAATGTTAAAGTTAATCCTGATGATAATCTTGCATTATTTACTTATTTAAATGATAAAACAGCAAAGACTTTTTTAAAAAATGGTGTTGAAACACCTATTCCTAATTATGTAATTGATTCGGGTAAAGAAATTAGAAAAGTTTTAAATGTATTATTTAGAGAAGCAAATAAATCTGATGTTATAGATAAGTTTAGATTTATAAAAGATTATTTTCCAAGAATGTTTAATTATTCTGCTCTTTCTCAGAAAGACGGTAGAGAGTTATTAAAAAATAAAATAATAGAATACAATCATGCTGAACCAATAAATGTATTAAAGAAATCTAAATTCAGATTAGATAACGCTAAAAATCAAAGACTACGAGATTTAAGTGATGATGATTTATTATTAGGTATTGACGAAAATGAAGTCGGACTTGATGTAGAGTTATTTAATAGAAACTTTGAAAAAGATGCTTATAGATTTTATTTAAAAGAAAGTGGTATAGGTAATAAACAACTTAAAAAAAGATTAAACGAATATGATGATTATGCTAGAGATAATGCAGGTGAAAGTATTTTAGAAACTTTTGATGATGAAACTCTTGTTAATAGAATTTTAGACGATGCTAGAGAATTAAAAGCTGATGCAATTATTGATAATATGTTGGAGTACAAATGGACTCCTTTTGAATTTAGACCTACTGGACAAGTAGGACAAGGTAAATCTTTTTTAAAACAAAGAGTATTTTCAAATATACCAGCAAATGAAATAGCACCTATATTAGAAACTGATGTTGAAACTTTATTAAAAAATTATGTAGTTCAATCTGCTCAAACTACAGCAAGAGGAAAATATTTTGGTTTTAGTTTAGATACATTTAATAGTAGATATTTACAACCAATAAGAACAGAACTTATAGATGCTGGTATGCCTGAAGCCGATGTTTTAAAAATTCAAAAAAAAATACAGGATACTTATTTACAAGTTACTGGTCTAAGTCCACAACGTATTCAAAATAATGTTTTAAGTAAAGCTTCGGATGCTACAAGATTATTTAATCAAATGGCTCACTTACCTCTAGCTACTATATCAAGTTTATCAGAGCCAGTTATACTTTTACAAAGAGCAGGACTAGAAGATACTCCGGCAGTAGTAAACGATATTGCTGGTAGTTTAGTTAAAGAAGTTAAAAGAACTGCTAATAGGGTTATAGGTGGTATAAAAAGAAAAGTGGCTGGTAAAGAAGGGGCTAGAAATACTTTTAAAGATTTAAAAGATGATGAATACTTTGAGTTGTATGAAACTGGATTAGCTTTAGAATCTGCTGTATTAGATAGAATTGAAGGTTTAACAGGAGAAGCTTTAGAAACTGGTTGGATGAAAGGTGCACAAAATATATTTTTTAGACTTAATGCATTAGAACAATGGACAAGAAGCGTACAACTAGCATCTTTCACAACTGGTAAAAGATTAATAATGAGAAACATAGAAAACTTATATAATCATTCTATGGGTGTAGAAAAAAAGAGGTTTTTTAAATTAAATAAAACAGATTTTGATTATTTTCAAGACCAACTTGCAGAATTACAAATAAATCCTAAAGAGGCTGTTGAGTGGTACGGTAGTCAAACAGATAAGTTTGGTGTTTTCCAAGAAGTAAATGCTAAGTCTAGTAAATTTTATAAACAAAATATTTTAAGAGGAGCTAATCAGTTTACAAAAGAAGTAATTTTAAATCCTAGTAATGCCGAAGCTAATAGACCTTTATGGTTTGGTTCTCCAGCAGGACAATTACTAATGCAATTTGCAGGTTATCCTACAGTATTTAGTAATACAGTTTTAAAAAGATTTGCTAGGGAATCAGGTCTTCAAGATTTAGCTAAAGGTAATATTAGAAAAGCTTTTATGGTAACAAGTCCTAAAACCATAGGAACTGTTATAGCTATGACTGGTGTTGCAGTTCTTGGTGATTATCTTAGAAGTAGAGGAGAGTCTTTTGAAAATAAAGAACCGGGAGAAATAATAGCTAGAGGTGTAAGACGATTTGGTGGCTTTGGTCCTTTTGACTACGGTGATAGATTTATGAAAGAGTTAGAGTTTAATCGTAATCTTTTAGTTGGTGTACCTAAATCTGTGTTAGGTCCAGCAGCTCAAGATGTTGTAGATGGAATTAGATTTGGAACTGGTGTAGGAGATTTAGTTAGTAGAAATTTTCCGGGAATAGCTGCTTTTGATTTATTTGGTGGTAAAGGAACTAAAAAAGATTTTAATAAATATTTTAGAGAACTTGATAAAGATTTATATGAAGCTATAACAGACTCTGTAGGAGTGTCTTCTGAAAAAGACCTAGAAGGCATAGCAACTTTCTCAACCGGAGGAGAAGTTAATATACCTAATGCTCCTATAGAACCTGACCAAAGAGTTGACAGAATGACTGGAGTTCCTTATGACGAACAAGCTGGACCTGCTTTTCAAGACGAAGAAGACAGAATAGGTTTTTTAGGTGGTGGTTTATTAAAAACACTACAGAGAAGACAAAGAAAAGTTGTAGGCGGAAAGATAGCAAAGTTAGTAAAACTTAATTATTCAAAATTAAAAGGTAAAGATATAAAGATTCCTAGTACACCTAAACAAGGAGATACTAAAAGTTTAGAAAACTTTTTAACAGATGATAAATTTAAAAATTTTGGGGTGCTAACTTTTGATAAAAGTCGCTTAAATAAAATGGAAAAAGATTTTTCTTTAGATTTAGATGACTATGAAAATACTTTAAGAGAGTTATTTTTTACAAAACAAGAAGATTATAGGTTTTTAAAAGATATGGTAAAGAAAAATAAAAATTTACCAGACGAACTAATTTCTAAAAAAATTAAACAAATTAAAAATCTTACTAATGAACTATCAATTTCAGATGTTCAAAAATTAAACAAGCTAACTGATGAACAAGTTTCTAAAGTATTAAAAAAACTTCGAGCAGAAATTAAAAATAATGAGAAATTTTATGGCGGAATGAATTACATAGATGTTGAAGCCATAATTAACTCTGTAAAAAATCTTAAATAATGTATAAATATTTTAACGAAGACGAATTAAAGTGTAGACATACTGGTCAGTGTGATATGGACTGGGCATTTATGCAGACCATAGAAAGAATTAGGGAACGCTGTGGTTTTCCTTTTAAAGTAAGCAGTGCCTATCGTTCTACTGAGCACCCTATAGAAGCTGCAAAGGATAATCCGGGTGCTCATACAACAGGTAAAGCTATGGATATATTGGTTAGTGGCGAACAAGCTATGACTCTTATAAAAATAGCTATCGAAGAGGGCATTAACAGGATTGGAGTCGCACAAAAAGGAGACCGTGCTTCAAGATTTATTCATTTAGATATGGATAATTCTAGAGCTACTCCTAGAGTTTGGAGCTACTAATTGATACTCTATAGAGAAAAAGACTTAGACGAAGCTTACAAAATAGATTGTAAAGCTCGTTCTCGTAATAACATGCCTTGGATAAAGCGAGAAGATTTTAGAAAGATATACGAAGACTTAATGGATTTGTATATGATACAACTAAGTCCTAGACAGCTCTTAGAAGTTGAAGAGATACCAGAAGTAGTTTTAGATTCACTAAAAGGAATATTAAATAAAAGTTTACATTTTGAACCGGAGGAATAATGCCAGACCCAATAACAAATTCAGTAGTAGGAATAGCAGGTAGTGTTTTAAATAAGTTTGTCGCAGACAAAAACTTAAAAATGAAACTTGAGCATGAACTCAAGACACAATTACAGACTGCTAATCTTGCTCAAGTACAAATTAATAAAATAGAAGCCGGACACAAATCTTTATTTGTAGCAGGTTGGAGACCTTCTGTAGGTTGGGTATGTAGCATTGCTATGGCATACCACTTCATCTTAGCTCCAATAGTTGAGTTCGGTGTTAACATCGCAGGTATTCAAGTAAGTTTACCTGAGTTTGACTTTTCACAACTGTCCACGATTCTAATGGCTATGCTTGGCATGGCAGGTCTTAGGACATACGAAAAGCAAAAGAAAGTTGCCAAAGGTGACGACTAATAATAATGACAGGTGAATGGATAACAGTAGTAGAAACTATCGGTATACCAGCAGTGGTAGCGATAGGTCTTGGTTATTTAGTTTGGACATTATTTAAATCGTTGATAGCTGACTTACATAAAAAGTTAGATACTCAACATCAAATGATTGTTGCCTTGATAGATAGAATCAGGCAAATGGATAATGATATGATTCGTATAGATGCAATGTGTCGAGCTGCAATGGGTATCAAGCCCGATACGAATCGAATAGCCAGAGCAGACGGTCAAAAAGACCAACGCAAAGACTAATCAAAATTTTATTAAAAGGTGCTGAATGTTCTTGTCATTCGGTAGAATTAACTATTTTCACAAAGGAGGTAAAAGAGTGAGAACAGACGAAACTGTATGCGTATTATGCATAATGTTTTGGGTTGCTTGTGGTATGTTTTATGCTACTGTAACTTTTTAATCCGTATTTTGAACACGGGCATTTAAACAAGATTCAATATAACTATGTATTTCATCAAGTTTAACTGTAGCTTCTCTTATGATAACCCGAAGATTTTCATAGTCTTGTCGGGATAAATATTTTTTAAGTTTCGCTATGTCAACTTTGGTTCTTTCCGTGACAAGGTTTCCGCTTTTGTCATATAGTAATCTATAAGCTAAGAGTTGTGCTTCATTTCGTTTCGTTTTCATTGTTAAATCCTGTAAAGGTTAATTGTCCATAATCACCTCTCAGTCCGGCTTTTTGATATGAGGTAGCTCTACCTTCAAAAAAGTTTTGATGCTCTACTCCCAACACATCATCTAACCATCCTAAAGGATTATCTTTCTGATTAAAGTTAGGTTTAAGTCCTAACTGTAACAGTCTTCTATCAGCAATGTATTTGTTGTACGCATACATTTCTTCTTTAGTTAATCCTTCAATATCTCCCATTTCGAATACTAAGTCCAAGAACTTTTCTTCTAGTTTTACCATATCTCTACATATCTGATAGATTTCTTTTTTAAAGTCATCTGTCCAAATATCTAAATTTTCTTTGATAAATTCTCTAAATAGTTTAGTCATTGCTTCTACATGTAAGCTTTCATCTTTAATAGAGTAAGCCACAATCTGACACATACCTTTCATCTTTCCATATCTTTGAAAGTTCATGAGTATAGCGAAGCTACTGAATAGCTGTAAGCCTTCCGTAAAGGCTGAATAAACGGCTAAAGCTTTGGCGATAGTCCTTTTATCAGACTTAACAGTTCTAAGGTCTGTAATGTACTCATGTTTGTTAGACATTTCTTCATACTCTGCAAAAGCTTTATACTCCATTTCAGGCATACCAACAGTATCTAATAATAAACTATAAGCATGTTGATGAATTGCTTCCATGTTGCCAAAGGATAACATCATCATTCTAGCTTCTGGAAGTTTAAAAAGTTGCATGTACTTTTCTACATATCCTGAAGCAACATCTACATCTGATTGCGTAAACAATCTAAATATTTGAACTAAAAGATTCTTTTCTGAATCAGTCAACCTTTCATTCCAATCTTTTACATCAGTATGTAGTGGTACTGACATAGGATGCCAGTGCATTCTGTTTTGTAAATCGTAATACTCAAACATCCAACCATAGTCAAAAGGTTTGTAGTAATCTCTAGTTTTTAATAGACTCATTAAAATTCCTCCTGTATTATTTTTAATTTCTCAGAAGCACTAGCATATTTTTTTACAAGTTCATCCATAGATTTGACCACATTAGGATGGTCTGCTACGGCTACTTTATGCTCAAAAAATATTTCGAGATTAGCTTTAGCTTCTGCTTTTTCTGCTTTGTATTTTGTTTCTAGAGCTTTATACAATAGTGCTCCTGAATATTTAGTCATATTATCCCTCACAAGCAATACATTCCACTTCATCTAACTTAATTCGTGGAACTTTAATGTTAACATTCTCTGCAGCTTTAGCAGCATCAGACCTAAAATAGTAAAGTGATTTTAATTTATTCGCACCGTACCAGTGAACATCACTAACATACTGTAAGTATTCATTGTGCTGTTCTTGGTCTTGAGTTGAGTCAGGTAAGATAAAAAATAAATTAACACTTTGACTTTGACATATAAACTCTTGTCGCTTATACGCATGTTCGACAACCCAGATTTGATTTATCTCATCTGCGGTTTTAAATACTTCTTTTTCTTCTTTTGTAAATAACTTTAACTCTTGTATTGACCCACGATTATCACTAATATCTTGCCAAACTTTCTTACGCTTTTTAGGGTCGGTTACTTTTTTGTTGATGATTTTTTCGAGGCTTTTATTTCTAACTTTGTAGCTTCCAGATAGCGTTTTGTGAGTGAAGACGTTAGCCCTGATAGGCTCGATGGACGGAGAAGTTCCCCCACAAATAATACTGGAACTAGCATTAGGTGCAACAGCAAGGAGATGGCAATTCCTAAGACCAGAATTAGAAATATCAGGAGCTTCCCCCCGTAATACAGCAAGTCTTCGAGATGCAAGAACAGCAGCTCCTTTGATGAACTTAAATAATTTATAGTTGATTCCAGTCGAGAAGATTCCCTCAAAGGGAATGTTTTGACTTTGTAAATAAGAATGAAAACCCATTGCACCAAGACCGATAGACCTTTCACGATAGGCTGAATAAGCAGCTTTTGTAAAACCTTCTTTACCTTCTTTAATGTGTTTTTTAAATCTTTCATAATTTGCATTATAACCTCCAAGTGAATTTAAATCGACTGCATTTTCAATAAAGTGTTCTAGCACATTGTCAAGCATAGTTACTAAATCATCTATAAATTTATCATCTTTAGACCATTCATCAAAGTGTTCAAGGTTGACACTTGACAAACAACAGACTGCAGTTCTTTCATCATTAGTAGGTAAAGTTATTTCTGAACATAAGTTACTTTGTTTTACCTCTAATCCTAAATCTTTTTGTCCTTGTGGTAGAGCATCATTACAATTATCTATATTAACAATGTAAGGCTCTCCAGTTTCTGCTCTAGCATCTAATAGTTTAGACCAGAGTTCTCTAGCTTTAATAATCTTAACAGCTTCATTTGTTTTTGGGTCAATCAATCGCCAGTCATCATCTTCTTCTACAGCTTTTAAAAATGCATTAGTTATGTTGACTCCATTGTGTAAATTCAAACACTTCCTATTTACATCACCGCCAGATTCTTTTCGCATAACCATAAACTCTTCAATCTCTGGATGTGATATATCCATGTAAGCAGCATAACTACCTCGTCTAGTTACCCCTTGATTAAAAGCTAACATCTGCGAGTCTACTACTTTCATAAATGGTATTGAGCCAGTAGACTTACTACCATTACTTGTAGGTATGCCGTCACTTCTAACATCTCCCCAATAACCACCAATACCACCACCAGAACTAGCTAACCAAATGTTTTCATCATAGTGGCTAGATAAACCTTCACGATTATCAGGAACATAATTAAGAAAACAACTGATAGGTAATCCTCTAGTTGTACCGCCATTAGAAAGAATAGGAGTAGAAAACATAAACCAAAGATTAGAAACATAGTTATAAATTCTTTGAGCCATGTCAAAGTCAGTTTCTTCTTTGAATGTCGAAACAAATACTGAAGCTCTAGCAAAAGCTTCTTGTGGCGAAGTTTCGTTCTGCCATAAATATCTATCTTGAAGAGTATCTAAACTAAACTTGTCTAACTTTTTATCTCTGTCATAGTTTATAATTATTCCTAGATAAGGGTGCTCACCTTTTTTCTCCATTCTTTTCCTCCTGTCTTAATATGTAAATTGCTATCATTGTATAGTGTATAATTTTTAGTAAATCATCAACATTTTTACCATCTTTTTTACCAAACCTCATGGCATATTTCATAATGTTACCCATAGTAAAACCTTCGCCATAACCGGCATCAAGTATCATATCGGTAGCTTGATATTTTCCATGTGAATAGTGCTTATCATAAGTACCATCAACATAATGTTCTATCATTTTTAATATTATTTTTTCGTCAAATTTATAATTCATTGTCTTTCCATTCATCAGGTAAATTGCCTTCATAAAACCAACGGAAGTCGTTAGCTTCTGCCCATTCAGCATGAGTTCTTTTACTACCATCTCTTCTTTTCTTAGCTTGAGGCATAGGA